GCTGTTGAACTCCTCACCCCGCAGCACGCCGCTTTGCAGGCCCTGCACCAGCTGCCGGATCGCCGCCTCGCTCTCCTGCGCGCCGGCGCCGGAGACCTGAATCGCCTGGTTGATAGTCTCCACCAGCCCCAGCACCTGCTGGTTGCTCAGCCCCAGCTCGCGCCCGCTGGCCGCAATCCGCGTGTAGAGGGTGGCCGTCGCGTTGAGCGACGTGTTCGTGTCCTGCGCCACCTCCAGCACCCGGGCCAGCCCGGCGCGTGCGGCCTCGGCGCTGCCCTCCGTCAGCTGCAGCCGCGCCAGGATGTTGCTGTACTCATCCGCCACGCGGGCCAGGCCCTGCGCGGTCACGGTCAGGCCGGCGGCGGCAAAGGCGGCCTGCAACCGCGCGCCCACGTTTTCCAGCCCGCTGCCGAACCGCTGTGTCTCCGCCGCCGCGTCGGCAAATGCCCGCTGAGCCTGTTTTCCGGCCGCCTGAGCCGCGTTGCCGGCGGCGGTGGACTGCTGCGCCACCGCCCGCAGATCGGCCGCGAGGCGGCCCTGCTGGGCCTGCACATCGGCCGTCTGCTGCCGCACCCGCGACTGCGCGCTGGCGAGCTGGTCGCTTGCAATGCCGGCCGCGGCAAGCTGCGCGCGCAGGTCCTGAAGCGACCGCTGCTGCGCCACGTTGGCCTCGGCGGCGTTGCGCACCGCCTGCCGTGCGGCCTCCAGCGCCGCGGCCTGTCGGCGGGTCGGCGCCTCAGTGGCGGCCAGCTCGCGCCCGAGCTGCTGCGCGCGCTGCTGCGCCTCGGCGTAGGCGCGGGCCGCCGCCTGCGCCTCCTCCTTGCTCCGCCGAAAGCCCTCGATCAGGCCCTGCTCGGCACCCAGCCGCTGCAGTTGCTGCCCCAGCTCAAACGCGCGCTGGCGAAACTGAGCCGTGACGGCGCCGCTTTTGTCCAGCTCCGCAAGTAGCGCCTGAATGTTGTCCAGGCCGCGACTGGCGATGTCGAGCTGTACGCCAACGGAGTAGGTTGTCATGCTGCGTTCAGTGCAGTGTGTGCGGCCGGGCGGCAAAAAAACGGCGGGCCAGGCCCGCCGCAACCACCATCACAGTGGAGGAGACAACGGGGGGGCTTAGCTCGTCTGCCGCACGCGCAGGTACTGGCTGATGCCGGCACCGGTCTTCGTGGGGTCGCGTACCAGCGTCGCCTCAATCGCCAGCTCGCCGAACTCCTCGCTGATGAAGCTCACATCGCTCGGAGGACCCAGCTTGACGCGGTGCAGGTCCACGTTGACCACGCTGTTGTTGTCGGCCTCGTTCACGCCCTCGAACATGATCTCCAGCTCGGGTGCCGAGGCAATCAGGCCCTCGATCGTGTCGTAGGCCGCGTAGCTGTAGTTGAAGCGGATGGCCTGCGCGTTGGTGATGGCCGAGTTGGGCGTGATCCAGATGCCGCCGGTGCGCACCTCGAAGTCGGTGTTGGCGACGTAGGTGATCGTGCCGGCCTGGTTCTGCACCGTGACGCTCGTCGGGTTGGGGTGCACGGTCTTGCACAGACCGCCCCGGTAGCCCACGGCCGCCTCGTTGACGACCGTGCCGCCGGTGGTCACCGTCACGCCGCCGAACAGCACCTCGCGCAGGTTGCGCGGGGAGAAGTCGAGCCAGGTGAAGCTCGCGGTCGCCGCGTTGATCCGCTTGATCGAGGCATACACACCGCCGCCGCCCTTGGTAAAGTCGGTCTGCTCGCGGCTGTCCTCCTCGTACGAGATCGACAGGTTCGAGCAGTTGCCCACCTCGCGCAGCGCCTCGGCCACGCCGTAGCGCCGCGCGTACATCTTGCCCACGCCGGCAAACGGCTTGTAGATCGTCTCAAGTGCCATGTCTCACTCTCCTCGGGCTACTCGCCCGTTGCCAGTTGCACCATCGCATCCACCTCGAACTGCAACGGGTAGAGCGAGAACTTAGACAGGTAGCTCGGCGCCGGTCCAGTGACCCGCGTCATCGCCGCGCGCGCCGCGGCCGGTTGCCAGCCGGTCAGCGCGCCGATCATCTTGCTGATGAGCGGGCCGGCCTCGCGATGCGAGTCGCCCACCGCACCGGCCGTCGGCCGCACGTTGCGCACCGCCAGCACCGCATACCAGACCTGCCTCGCCTTGACCGCCGCGCCGGTCGCGCTGCTGGTCACCGCCACATCGCCGCCGTAGGCCACGTAGGCCATCGGCGAGCGCAGCCGGTCGCCGTCCTCCAGGTCGCCAATCTCGGCCACCGGCAGCACGTCGCGCAGCTCGGGCACCCGCTCGGTGAGTCGCTGGATCATCTGCTCGCCGACCGCGAGGTAGTCGCCACTACTCGACCGCATCGAACGACTCGCGCCCGAACAGCTTGCTGCCAACGGCAAACTGCACCGCCTTGCCGGTGGCGGCCGGCTCCGCACCGGCCCCGTCCACGCCGAGCTTGATCTCGCCGCGCGCCACAAGGCGCAGGAACTTGATGGCGTCGTCGTAGCGCTTGGCCTCGCTGCTGTCGGTCGGCACGCTGCCCAGGTGGTAGCGCGCGATGTCAATCGCCACGCGCCGCAGGGTGCCGGGCACGGGCGACAGAGGCAGCGCGTACAACCCGGCCAGGTACCCATCGACCTCCGCCGCCGCGTCGTCCAGCGCCCGCTGCGCGCGCGCCGACACCACGGCGTCGGTGCGCGGCTCGTCGATGTCGGTGAGCTGGATCATCTCCCGCTCGCCGTACCGATCGATGAGGTCCTGCACGGTCGCGTAGGTCATGGCGCCGGCGCTCGCGCTACCGCGCGGCCTTGCCCTTGGCCTTCTTGTCGCTCGCGGCAGCCGCCTCCTCGGCGGACAGATCCTCGATCGCGTTGGCCTGCCGCAGAGCGGCGATGTCCTGCTCGTCGTCCACCTCGATCACGTCGCCTGCCGAGTACGGCTTGTTGTTGTGGTCGATGTTCATCGTCGCGCGGAACTTCATGGGTGCTCTCCAGAGTCAGGCCGGTCCGGCAGTGCCGGCCGGCCCATGCAGGTTGCTCGTATCAGGCGACCGCGTTCTCGAAGTAGTAGCCGAGCGCGTTCGCGGCAATCACTTCCTTGACGCGCTCCAGCGCGCGCACGGTGACACCGCCGTTGACCCCGCGCTTTTCGTCGGCGATCGTGCCAATCTGGATGCCCTGCCGCTCGGCAGTGAAACCGAAGGTCGTGCCCGCCTGCGGCCCGGCTGCGCGGTCGCGGTACAGGAAGGCGGCGTGGTTGCCCCAGACGCGGGACAGCGTCGGCGTCTGCCCGGCCTTGGCGGTGTTGACGAAACCCGCGCCCACGTACACCGCCTGCAGCTCGAGCACCTCGGCCATCATCTGGCGCGTGACGAGCGCGCCACTCTGGTTGCTCCCGAACACCGCGCTCACCACCCTCGGGTGGTTGCGCAGCCGTGTCCACACGCGCTGGCCGAACACGGCCACGTTGGGGCGCATCACCGGCACGTCCAGCGCGTTGAGCATGGCGGTGACCGGGTCCGAGTTGGTGTAGTCCGACCACTGGCCCGTGCCCGACAGCACCACCCGATTGGCGGCCGGGTACGTGGCCTGGGCAAACACGCGGCCGGCGACCCGGATTTCGCGGGCCAGGCGCACCAGCCCGGCGAGGTAGGTCGTTGCGGTGCCCAGCGGATCGACGCCCTGGTTGTCGTCGTCGATGTCCTGCTGCGGCACGAACGAGTCGAGCGCAAAGTCCTCGACCTGGTCCGGCGTCTCCGTGCCGCGGAACTCCACTTCCGTCGGGTAGCTCTTCCGGCCGACCTTGAGGTCGGGCACGGTGTAGCCCTGAGCCAGGTCCCATGCGAGGAACTTGAACGCGGCAGCCGTAGGCGTGCGCGGCAGCACGTCGTCGGCAATCAGAGTCACGTCCGGGTTGCGGTAGAGCTGCGCAATCGCGGTCAGCTCGGCGTTGACGGGAAAGGGGCGAGTAGCCATTGATGCACTCCGTGGTTGTCAGTCGGCAGGCAGCGGTGCCTCAGCCCTGGATGCGGCCCGGCGAGATGAGCACCGGGATGATGTCGCCCGACACGCCGCTCTGCAGCGCCACGCCGATGACGTTGTTGTTGACGCCGGCCGCCGGCGCGGCGGCCACGCCGCGGCCCTGCGCATCGACGGTGATGTAGGCGCCGCGGGTGACGCTGCCGCCGATCTGCAGATCGGCGATGCCGGTCATGACCACGTCGACGCGCTCGCCCAGCACCGGCGACACACCCTCGACGATGCCGATGAGCGTCGAGGTCACCGCGACTGCGGTGAGAACGTTGTCGTCGGTGGCGCCGAACGTCACAACACGGTTGGCGCTGATCGCCGCCTCGGCGACAAAGCTGCGCACTGCTACAAGCTGACCCATATTTCGCTCCTCAGCGGGGGGTGGGGTGAGGCAGCGCCTAAGCGGCGCGCTTGACTGCGGCCACGGCCTCGTGCGGCTGCACGTGGCGGCCAAGCGCCGCTTGCTCTGCGATGTAGCGCGCGGCCTTGGCGCGCAGCATCTCAACGTCGGCCAGGTCGTTGCGATCCTCGCCTTTGCCGCCCGTCTGCGTGCCCTTCAGTGCCGCAATCGTCGGCGCGCTGGCCAAGTAGCCCTTGAGACCATCGACCGACAGCGTGCGCGCCCAGGCTTCTTGAGCCGGCAGCAGCCGGCCGCCCTTGAGTGCGTCGGCAATCAGCTCGTCCTGCTCGCGCTTGACCTGGCCGGCGCGCATCTGTGCCACCTCGGCCTGCAGCGCGGCCATCGCGGCGGTGCCGGTGTCGGTCGAAGCCTTGAGCGTGGCGACCTGCGTCTCGAGGTCGGCCGAGCGCGCGGCCGTCTTGCTCAGCGTATCGATTGCGGCGAGGACACTGTCCTCGGTGGAGTCGGCAGCCAGCTTGAGCGCGGCCACCAGTCGGGCGAGAAAAGTCATTGCGGTCCTCTCGTGTGAGGCGTGGGAAAAAGCGGTTGCGTTGAGCCGTGCGGCCAGCGCGGACGAAAGCGGGGGGAGCATGTCGAGACCGGGCACGTTCACGAGCGCCGCATGCAGCACGTCAACGACCGTTCCGCTGGCGTCAGACACCAGCACCGGCGAGATGTACCGGTACTCGCCGGCGGCAAGCATGGCGCGTGCGCGGTCGGTCCAGCGGATGTCGGCTGCAAACAGCCCGAGCCCGTCGCGCCACTCAACGCGAGCCGCCCAGCCCGCAGCCGGGGCCGGCTGACCGTTGTCGGCCGACAGCACTGTCTGGTGCTCGTAGTCGATCACGAACTCATTGCCGCGGCGGTTGATCGCATCGGCCAGCGCGCGGCCTTGCTCGTCGGACAGGCGCCACTTGCGGCCCGGGCCGGGCCGGCCGTCGACCGCGGCAAACTCGCCCGCAGGCAAAAGCTGCACACGGGCAATGTCGTTGGCCTGCAGTGCGCAGGCCACGGCAACGAGGGAGAGCAGATCGCGTCGCATGACGGATCGCACTTTGCCGGCCTGCGCGCGGCCGCGCTACGTGAACCAATCCGGGCCGGGCGGCCCGCGCCGAGGGTCAGCGCGCCAGCGAGTCGAGCCAGCGATCAATCTCGGCGCGCACGTCGGCCTCATCTTGCGCGCCGAGCGTGCCGGCGGTCGGATCGGCCGTGAGCATGCCACGGCGCGGCATCCACGGCCGGCCACCGCGCGCAGTGCCGGTCTCGTGATAGAGCGCGTAGGGCCGCGCAAATCCTACCGTGACACGGCTGCCGGACACCGTGCTCGACAGGCTGGCCATCATCA